ACTGGTAACGCCGCAACAGCATATACTAATGCTGTATCTTATACTGACTCTAAAATTGCGACCGCCAACGCCGCCATAACTGGTAATGCAGCTACTGCTTACACTAATGCTATTACGTTTGCTTCCAATGCTACTAATATTAATACTGGAACATTAGCAGAAGCCAGACTTCCATACCGTATGGATCAGAATGTTAGAACTACAGATAGTCCTACTTTCAGCGCATTAACACTTACTGGTAGTTTGAATATTTCTGGTAATGTTAATGTTGTTGGTGCAAACACTTTATCTGTCGTTGATAACTTTATCTATCTAAATTCAAATAATACTATAGATAACGAAGATATTGGTATAGTAGCTAATTATAATTCAACTGGTAATTCTTTGGGTTATGCCCATACTGGTATTTTCCGAGATGCATCTGATGGTACTTGGAAAATCTTTGATGGATATAAACCAGAACCAGATGCTAATGTCAATATTGATACAACAAATACTACTTTTCAATTAGCTAATTTCCAAGCTAATACTTTATATCTTGGAAACACTTCTACAAATTGGTTGGTTTCTAATACTGGTGGAACATATATTACTGGAACTGTCAATGCTGCTTCTCATACAGTAGGAACTGCTTTTACTGCTAATGCTACCGTTGTTAATGCAGTATCTTATTATGCTGGAACAACCTTAATTGGCAATACTACTGGTCCTTATGGTAAGACAGAAGGTTCTTTAAATGTAAATAGCGCCACACAAGCGACTAACACCACTAACTTAAATAGTCAACCAGGATCATATTATACAAATGCTACTAATATCACTACTGGAACTCTACCTTATGCCCAATTAGGTTCCGCTGTTGTTAATACTTCTGGTTCGTTTACTCTAGCAGGTAATACGACTTTTAGTGCTAACGTTTTCATTACTGGTTCAGTAGTTAATGCTGTTCTTTATACTACTGGCTCTCCATTGACAGGCACTGGTGGATTATATACAAATACAACAACGTTAATCGTTGGTAATAATACAATCAATACGACTATTACTTCGGCTGGCTTGACAGTCAATGGAGCCTCAGTCGTTAATTCTTCAGTTGTAAATTCTGCTGCTCATACTATTGGCTCTACGTTTATCGCTAATACCACTGGCATTTATCATACAGGAACTGTTAATGCTGCTATTCATCAAACAGGATCTCCATTAACAGGTACTGGTGGATTATATGCTAACGTAACCACTTTAATCGTTGGCAACAACACTATTAATACGACTATTACTTCGGCTGGTCTAACTGTTAATGGTGCTTCTGTCGTAAACTCTTCTGTCGTTAATGCTGCATCGCACACTATTGGTACTGCATTTATTGCAAATACTACTGGCCTCTATCATACAGGCACAGTAAATGCAGCTTCTCATACTACTGGTGCAACAGGAACTGGTACTGGCGGATTAATCGCTAATACAACAGTAATTTTCCTTGGTAATAATACAATAAACGCTGCTGTTAACACAACAACATTATATATTGGTGGTAATGTTATTGCTAATTCTACTGGCGCTAACAATGCTTTCAATTTAGGCGGGACTGCAGCTGCTTCTTACCAATTAAACTCTACTTTAAATGCTAATATTGCCAGTTACCTTCCAACATATACTGGTGTAGTTAATGGCTCATCTCATACAGTAGGAACATCTTTTACCGCTAATTCTACTGTAGTTAATGCAGTTTCTTATTATGCTGGTTCAACATTAATTGGTAATACTACTGGACCTTATGGTAAAACCGAAATAAATCTCAATGTCAACAGCTCTTTGACCGCCAATAACTCTACTAATTTAGGCGGAACTGCAGCAGCATCTTACCAATTAAACTCTACTTTAAATGCTAACATAGCATCTTATCTTCCGACGTATACCGGAACCGTTAATGCTGCTATTCATCAAACTGGCGCACCATTAACGGGTACTGGTGGTCTTTATGCCAATGTTACTAATTTGATAGTTGGTAACAACACTATCAATTCTGCATTAACATCTACCGAAGTTAGAGTTGGTGGAACATTAATCGCTAATGCTACTGGACCCTATGGTAAAACCGAAGGTTCGTTGAATGTCAACAGTGCTACTCAGGCAACCAACGCTACTAACTTAAACAGTCAACCAGGTTCATATTATACTAATGCTACTAACATTACCACTGGTACTTTACCTTATGCACAGATTCCAGCAAACATAGTTAATACAACAGCCAATTTTACAATAGCTGGTAACACAACGTTTAGTGCTAACGTTTTCGTTACAGGAGCATTGGTTAATGCTGTTCTTTATACTACTGGATCTCCGCTTACTGGCACAGGCGGCGTTTATGCTAACACAACAACTTTAATTGTTGGTAACAATACTATTAATACATCAATTACATCTGCTGGTTTGACAGTTAATGGAGCCAGCGTTGTAAATTCATCAGTTGTTAATTCTGCTGCTCATACTATTGGCTCTACGTTTATCGCTAATACTACTGGCCTCTATCATACAGGCACAGTAAATGCAGCTTCTCATACTACTGGTGCAACAGGAACTGGTACTGGCGGATTAGTCGCTAATACAACTATCATTTTCTTTGGCAATAATACTATAAATGCAGCCGTTAATACTACTACTTTGTATATTGGCGGTAATGTCATTGCCAATTCTACTGGTGCCAATAACGCATTTAATTTGGGTGGTACAGCAGCTGCTTCTTATCAGTTAAACTCTACGCTAAATGCTAATATTGCCAGCTATCTTCCTACGTATACAGGAACTGTTAATGGCGCTATCCATCAGACAGGAGCTCCATTAACAGGAACTGGTGGTGTTTATGCTAATGTTACTAATTTGATAGTTGGTAACAACACTATCAATTCTGCTTTAACGTCAACAGAAATTAGAATTGGTGGAACTCTCATTGGTAATTCTACTGGTCCTTATGGTAAAACCGAAGGTAATCTAAACGTTAACAGCGCATTAACCGCTAATAACTCTACTAATCTCGGTGGCACCGCTGCTGCTGGTTATCAAACAACGGCTGGTCTTTCAGCAAATGTCGCTACTCTGACAGCCAATAACTCCACTAATCTAGGCGGACAAGCAGCTGCATACTACACCAACGCCACCAATATATCAACAGGAACACTTTCTGCTGCCAGAGGTGGTACAAACTCTTCATTGACTCCGGTTTCTGGTGGTGTAGTATATTCTAATGCCACTGGTATGGCTATTACTGCTGCTGGCACAAATACATTCGTTCTTGCTTCTAATGGAACTGCGCCAGTATTTACTCAGATAGATATGGCGTATCTACCAGAGGCCACTTTCAAAAAATCTTGTCGTGCAGCAACTACTGCTGACCTTTCTGCTGCTTCCGCAACTGCTCAAGTTCTTACTGGCGGACTTGTTGCGTTTCCAGCACAAGACGGTATCACTCTTGTTTTAAACGATAGACTGCTTGTTAAAAATCAATCTAATACAGCTCAAAATGGTATTTTCTATGTTTCAAACACTGGTTCTGCTGCTGTATATGCTTGGACGCTGACGAGAGCAACCGACGCAAATAGTTCTTCTAGAATTGCTTCTTCGATAGTTGCCATTGATGAAGGAACTACCAATGGCGGTAGACTATTCGATAATGATTTCAAAACTACTGATACTATTGGCACAACTGCTATGGTATGGAAAAATAATATTGATACTGGCGGCGGTGTGTTCACTGGTTCTGTTTATCCTAGTTCTAACACTCTATTATTAGGCAACTCAATTTCTCGTTGGGTCGTTTCTGCCAACACTGTTGATGCATCCGGATTAATTACTGGTGCCGGTGGTGCTACTATCACAGGAACTACTAATACATCCACTGCGTTCCAGATTTCTACCACGTTTATAGCCAACACTACAGGCGTTTATCACACTGGAACGATGAACGCTGCTTCACATACAGTAGGTACATCAACCATTGCTAACTCTACTGGTGTTTATACTGGTGTTGTCAATGCTGCTTCTCATACAGTAGGAACTGCTTTTACTGCTAATGCTACCGTTGTTAATGCAGTATCTTATTATGCTGGCACTACATTAATCGGTAACACTACTGGCCCTTATGGTAAGACAGAAGCTACACTCAATGTAAATAGCGCATTAACAGCCAATAACTCGACTAACCTTGGCGGAACGGCTGCTGCTTCATACCAGCTTAATTCTACGTTGAATGCTAATATCGCCGCTTATCTTCCGGTATATACTGGCGTTGTTAATGGATCATCTCACACTGTTAGCACATCGTTCATTGCCAATACTACTGGTGTTTATCACACTGGAACTATGAACGCTGCCAGTCACACAGTTGGATCAAGTTTTATAGCAAACTCAACAGCTATAGTTGGAACTGGCTACGCTAACGTTACAACCAGTGTCAACTCAGCATTACTAACGGTCGGATCCAGTTTCATTGCTAACACTACCGGTGCTTATCATACTGGCACTGTTAATGCAGCGTCTCACACAGTTGGATCTAACTTTATCGCTAACTCAACGGCCATAGTCGGTACTGGATACGCTAATGTAACCACTAGTGTTAACTCAGCATTACTTACTGTTGGATCAAGTTTTATTGCTAATACTACTGGTGCTTATCACACAGGAATAATAAATGCTGCTTCTCATACAACTGGTGGCGGTTATGGTACAGCTACTGGTGGTGCTGTAGTAAACGCTTCGTTTATAGGTGTTGGTAATAGCACGATTAATTCTTATTCAAATTCTTCTTCTTTTACATCTGAAATTGGTTTTTCTAATAGAAAATCTTTGGATTTAGGAACATATACAACTGATGCGACCCTAAATACAGTTATTGTTGGACCGTATACTATTTCAACGGGTAATTCTATTGTGGTTACTTCGGGTTCTAGGGTGGTGATTATATAAATACAAATAAATAAAAGAACCATCGGGGAAAGGGAACCATGGCAGACAAAGATTTTATCGTTAAAAACGGTTTAGTAACTGGCGCTAATAATGTAAATATCGGAAGCAACGTTCTTGTTGTTACTGCTACCGGTAATGTTGGTATTAGCAATTCTGCTCCCACAGACAAACTTTCAATAAATGGAACAGTAAACTCTGGTAACACAACTGTTACTGGTTTTGCTAATGTTTCTGTATCTATAAATTCTGCTGCTTTCACCATTGGTTCCACTTTAATAGCCAATACAACAGGAGCCTATCACACAGGTACCATTAATGCATCTTCTCACACTGTTGGAACTTCAACCATTGCTAATTCAACTGGTGTTTATACTGGTATTGTAAATGGTTCTAGTATTTCTGTTGGAACTTCAACTATCGCTAATTCCACTGGCGTTTATACTGGTATCGTTAATTCCACTAGTGTTAATGCAGCATCACATACTGTAGGAACTTCTACAATCGCCAATAGTTCTGGTGTTTACGCTAGTGTTGTTAATGCCACTAGTGTTAATGCAGCATCACATACTGTAGGAACTTCAACCATCGCTAATTCCACTGGCGTTTATACTGGTGTAATTAATTCTACTAGCGTTAATGCTGCATCACATACTGTCGGAACTTCAACCATCGCTAATTCCACTGGCGTTTATACTGGTGTTGTTAATGGTTCTAGTATTACAGTTGGTTCTTCTTGGACAGCAAACTCTACTAAAGTTGTTTTCGGAACATCTATTGGCCTACAAGCCAATGGATCATTAGGTTCCGCAAATCAAGTTTTAACAACTAATGGTTCTGGTATATATTGGGCCAACGGCGGTAGCGGAGCTACATATAGTAAAGGTAATGCTGGGACTGTTGGAGATCCATCGGCTGCCAATAATATTTTCAGAATTAATGCAAATACGGTTTCTAATAATATAACATTCGATGCGCAAGATAATGCTTCTGCTACCGGACCTATTACGGTTTCTACTGGATATACATTAACAATTTCAAATGGAGCAACGGTGGTTATTATATAATGTCAACAATTTCTGTAACAAATATAATTACTGCTAATGGAACTACTAATCTTGTTATAAAGACAGGAAATACAACTGGTCCTGGTTTTGTAATTCCTGCTAATGGTTCTGGAATTGTGTTACAAGGAAATTCTTCTACAAATACTGTTACTGTTAATTCTACAGGATTTGTTATTGGTAACAGTAGAATTTCTCAGGCTACTTCAACACAGAATATTAATGCTGTTGGACGAGTTATATTATCTGGTAATGTAACACCATCTGAAATTACTGCCAATACTTCTGCTTGGAATCCAGATCCAACTGATATCGCAACAGTTATTCGTTTTCAGGCCAATAATAATAATAATATCGAATGGTTTATTTCTGGTATGGTTGCCGGAACTAATGGTCAGATTTATATATTATCCAATATTGGTCCTACATATGTTACGTTAAGAAACGAAGATTCAGTTAATGAAACAACTGCAGCAAACAGATTTAACCTACCAAACCATTTAAGAATTGGTGGTTTTCAGTCAATTAAGGTAATATATGATGGAACTTTGGCTAGATGGAGGCCATTAAATTACGTTGCTGATACTTCTAATTATGCTATTACAAGTCGTGGTTCTGGACCATTGTCTATGGGGTTTGATCATAAGTATTCATTGACTAAAGGTTTCTTTTTAGGTGGTTCAACGCCAACAATAGTAGCAACAGCAGACAGAACCACATATTCGTCAGAAACAACAGCAGCGGTCGCTGGAGCTAATTTATCTCAAGCTAGAAAAGATACAGCTAGCTGTGGAAATTCAGACAAAGGGTTTAGTTGCGGAGGGAATAATCCAACAGGAGTAGCAACAGCAGACAGAACCACATATTCGTCAGAGACAACTGCCGCAGTATCTGGCGCTAATTTGAGTCAAGCTAGATGGGGTGGTCCATCAGGAGCAGGAAACTCAGATAAAGGGTTTTTTAATGGCGGTGATACTCCAACACCAGTAACAACAGCCGACAGAACCACATATTCAACAGAAACAACAGCTGCAGTATCTGGTGCTAATTTAAGTGCGGCGAGGAGGATAACATCAGCTGGTAATGCTGATAAAGGTTTCTTTTCTGGTGGATTGACTACTCCAACAACAACAGTAGCAACAGCTGATAGAACTAGATATTCAACAGAGACAACAGCAGCAGTTTCTGGTGCTAATTTAAGTCAGTCTAGATTTTTGTCAGGAGCATCTGGAAACTCAGATAAAGGTTTTTTTATTGGTGGATATACTGCACCATCCCCAGTAGTATCAGCAACAGCAGACAGAACGACATATGCATCAGAAACAACAGCAGCGGTTACTGGTGCTAATTTAAGTCAGGCAAGATATATTTTAGGAGCATCAGGTAATGATACTAAAGGTTTCTTTTCTGGTGGTCAAACTCCTACTCTTCAAACAACAGCCGACAGGACAACATATTCAACAGAGACAACAGCAGCAGTTGTTGGAGCTAACTTGAGTCAGGCTAGAGATAGTGTAGCTGGCGTATAACATAATAACGGAGAAAGATATAATGTCAAATGTTATAATGAATACTGATATTTCAAATGTGAATGAAAAGCATAATGAATTACATGAGGCTTTTTTGCAAATATTTCAGGGAAGATCTAATTTCCAGTTAGATAATTTCGTTGTTGGAATGCATATGACTCCAGAGCGCCAATACGCTCAGTGTGTTCTTGAGTTACAGCATAAATATTACAATCTTCGTAGAGGTGATATTAACCGTAGAAAATTATTAAAAGAAATCGAAGAATGTAAAGACGAGTTCGAGAAAGAAGAAAAGGCATTAGATCTTGAACAGGTTGAGATTGCTATTATTGGTGCACTAAGAGAGTTTGATCATCTTTATGCTATCTTTAATGCAATGCCAAAATTCACTGCCGAAGAAATGGAAGCTGGTGAATCTAAATATTGGTTAGAGCGTTTAACAATTCAGGCTCAGATTGATATTGAGGCTCATGGTGCTATTGGAACTGGTAATGCAGAGGCATTAAGGCAGATTGATTTAATTAAAGACTACTCGCAGAGGTTTTTTCAGTCAACACAGAATCATCCAGGATTAAATGTAAGAGGAAAAGAAGATGAAGTGCTTTCAATACAGTCTAAACAATAATGGTGAAGGACCAGCAGGTAGACTTCCTGTTGGTAGTTTGACTGGATATTTCGCAAATAACGTTTATTATGGCGCTGCTATGATAGACACTCTTTCTGGTTTAGAAGATTTCAATGCTTCTGAAATTACTCCATTACAATTTAATCAGACATTTAAGGCTGCTAATACAAAACCTGTTTTGTCTTCATTTGAACCAGAAGTCAGAAAATATTATGCTGGTAAGATGGCAGAAATTGTAATTCCATATACTCAGGAAGAAAGAGATACTTGGTTCGTTCAGTTAAAAGAAGCACAGTTATATCAGGCAAATACTTCAATCGATCCTACTTTAATACCTATGATTACAAAAATTGCCGATGTTAGAAGTCTTCCAGTATCTGATATTGCTACTGCTATTGTTGATAAGAATACAACTTATTCTGTTGCGATTGGAACAGTATTAGGCGAACAACAAGCATTAGTTCAAACTCTTTGGACAGAATAATATGTCAACATTAATAGTAGCAAATGTAGTAACAGGAAGTGCCACGACAGATTTAAACCTGTTTGGTGGTACAACATCGAATGCTGCTATAACGCTAGATTCTGATGGCACCGGAATAATTCTTGTTGGTAATTCAACAACTAATGTTGCTACTGTTAATAACACTGTTATAACTTTTGGCGGAAATACTTTTGCGAATACTACTACCATTTCTACTCAAAATTTTATAGTTTCTGGACATTTTGTATTATCTGGTAACGTAACTGCTGCTAATATTTCATCAAATACTGCTGCTTGGAATCCCGGTACAACTGGATATGCAATTAGAGTTCAAGCAAATGCTGCAGGAACAGCCAGTAACACTGGTATATACGAAGCATATATTTCTGGTTTAACTGCCGGAACTAATGGTCAAATTATATCAATATCTAATATTGGCGGTCAAAAGATTCAGCTAAGAAACGAAGATTCTGCTAACGAAACAACTGCTGGTAATAGATTTAATATTCCGGATCATATATGGCTAGGTGGATTTCAATCTATTCAACTACAATATGATGGAACATTGGCTAGATGGAGACCAGTTTATAATTTAATGAATGCTTTTGACTATAAGTATTCGTTAACTAAAGGTTTCTTTTCTGGTGGGGATATAACTCCTTATGTTGCTACTACAGATAGAACTACTTATTCCTCTGAAACAACAGCAGCGGTTACTGGTGCTAATTTAAGTCAGGCAAGATTTTTACCTGGTAGTGGCGGTAATGCAGATAAAGGTTTTTTTGCTGGTGGTGCAACAACTCCAACTACACATGTAGCGACAACTGATCGAGTGTCAAGATCGTCAGAAACTACAGCAGCTGTCACTGGTGCTAATTTAACTCAAGCTAGAACTGGTAGTGCCGGTTCAGGTAATTCCGATAAAGGTTTTTTTATCGGTGGATATACAACATCATCACTAGCAACAGCAGATAGAACCACTTATTCCTCTGAAACAACCGCAGCAGTATCTAGTTCTAATTTTCCAACAGCTACACAAGCAGCTGCTTCAGCAGGAAATTCAGATAAATTCTTTGTTTTGGGAGGTTATACCACTGTAACAGTCGTTACGGGTTATAGAAATTTATATTCAACAGAAACATTAATAGCCGTTAGTGGCTCTAATTTATCTCAAGCTAGAAATAATTTTCCGGGTGCAGGTAATGCAGATAAAGGTTTTTTTTCTGGTGGTATTAATCCTGCGCAATTAACTACATCCAATAGATGTACATATGCGTCAGAAACAACAGCAGCAGTTGTTGGCGCTAATTTGAGTCAAGCTAGGCAAACTGGAGCGGCAGGTAATGATACTAAAGGTTTTTTTATGGGAGGGTATGTAGCCCCAGCATTAGTGGCAACAGCAGATCGTACAACATATTCGTCAGAAACAACAGCTGCAGTTGCTGGTGCTAATTTAAGTCAAGCTAGAAACCAACCAACTGGCGTCTAACAGGAACAATTAATGTCAACATTAACAGTATCAAACGTATCAACCCCTAATGCTAATACTCCACTAACGTTGGCGTCTGGTAACACAACTGCAGCTAAAATTGTTGTTAGTTCAAATAACGTTTCTTTTTATAGTAATTCTTCGAACTTTATTGCATCAGTAAACTCTATTGGTATGTATGTTAATAATGCTACTGATGGTATCAATTCTACTTCGTTTTCTGCACCAAATATCACTGGAACAGGACAATTAATTGCTTCTGGTAACGTAACGCCTTCGTTAATCGCAGCCAACACTTCTGCATGGAATCCTGGTACGACTGGATATACTGTTAGAGCACAGGCTAATAATAACAATAATATTGAATGGTTTATTTCTGGATTAGTCGCAGGAACTAACGGTCAAGAAATAACTTTATCAAATATCGGTCCAACAAAAATCACATTAAGAAACGAAGATTCTGCTAACGAAACAACTGCAGCAAATAGATTTAATCTTCCCAATCATATTGTTCTTGGTGGATATCAATCTATTCAATTATATTATGATGGTATATTAGCTAGATGGAGAGGTATTGATACTTTAAATTATCCTTTTGATCATAAGTATTCATTGACTAAAGGTTTTAATTCAGGAGGTTTAACTCCTACTGTAGTAGCATCATCCGATAGATGCACATATTCTACAGAAACAACAGCAGCAGTTGCTGGCGCTAATTTAACTCAAGCTAGATTCGGTCCTTTAAAATCCGGAAACGCTGATAAGGGATTTATAAGCGGAGGTTCTACAACCATAACTCCAGTGCTTACATTTGTAAATACAGCTGACAGAACAACATATTCTACAGAGACAACAGCTGCAGTTTCTGGTGGTAATTTGACTCAGTCTAGATGGGCTGGAGATGGAGTTGGAAACTCTGATAAAGGTTTTCTTGCTGGTGGTTCTAATAACGCAGATTTAGCAACAGCAGACAGAACCACTTATTCCTCTGAAACAACAGCAGCTGTCACTGGTGCTAATTTAACTCAAGCTAGAACTGGTCCTCCTGTAGGAATTGGAAATCCGGATAAAGGATTTTATGTTGGAGGGTATACTGGTGGTACAGGAGTAGTAACAACTAATAAATGTATATATTCAACTGAAACAACTGTTGCAGTTACTGGAGCTAATATGAGTTCAGTAAGAAATAATGCCGCAGGATCTGGTAATGCAGATAAAGGATTTGTTTCTGGTGGATCGAATCCATCAGTAGAAGTAACATTAGCAGATAGAACCACTTATTCATCAGAAACAACCGCAGCAGTATCTGGAGCTAATTTAACTCAAGCTAAATCAGCTTTTGGAGCAGCTGGTAATGATGCTAAAGGTTTTTTTATAGCTAGTTCTCCTGGAATTTCGGATAGAACAACATATTCTACAGAAACAACAGCAGCGTTATCTGGTTGTAATTTGACTCAGGCTAGAAACAATTGTGCTATGATTTAATAATAAATAAATAAAAACAGGAACTGAAACATTGTCTATATTACAAGTTGCTAATTTAGTATCGAATAATACTATGACTTCCAACACTATAACTGTTGGAGCAAATATTACTATTAATTCAACTGCATATAAATAAATTAAAAGTTTTTCTAGTAAGGAATAAAAAATGTCAACATTACAGGTTACCACTTTACTTGGAACTTCAGCAAATTTAACTTCAATAAATGCTGTTAGTCATCAGGTTACAGGGGCGACTGCATTAACAGGAAATAGCGCAGTAACACAAATTCAAGTGAATGGTGCTAATGCTGTTGTAGCCAATACGACTTCTACCTTATTAACTGTTGGTGGTACTACTACTTTAACAGCTAATACGACTGGTATTACTTCTGTTGGTACTATTACTTCTGGTAGTACTGTTGCGGATTCAGTAGGTATTATTCGTCCTTTGGTTTCTATGACTGCTAATAGTTCTACTGGTATTGCTAATATTGATTATACAGGCATTCCTTCTTGGGTGAAGCGTATTACGGTGATGTTTAATGGTGTTAGTCTTAGTGGTTCATCAAATTTTCTAATACAAATCGGTTCTGGCTCAATAACTAATACTGGATATACATCAACAGGCAACTATGTTCAGTCACCAAATCTTGTTGGTGTAGCTACTTCAACGGCAGGATTTTTAGTTTATGATGCAAATGCTGCTAGTATATTTTATGGACATATTTTAATTACAAATTTTACAGCAAACACTTGGGTTTCGACTCATATGCTTATGGGTTCATCTACCGCTTCTGTTATGGGTGGTGGAAATATTGCTTTATCTGGCACCTTAGACCGAGTTCGTATAACTACAGTAAACGGAACAGACACCTTCGACGCCGGTGCAGTAAACATTATGTACGAATAATAAATATTAAAAACAAGGATCATAAATGTCAACATTAAGAGTTGCAAATATAGTTTTTGAATCAACTTCAAATAATAGAGTTCAATATACTGGCTCTAATACATTTGCATTTGTGGTAGGTGGCGCTAATGCTTTTACTATTAATACGACATCAACATCTTTTTTTGGAAATACTATTTTTTCTGGAAATTTAACTTTTTCTAGTTTATCTTTACCGTCACCTACTATTACTGGAACTATTTCTGGTTCACCAACTATTTCGACGCCAACTATAACAGCACCAACTATTTCATCTCCTACTATTTCTGGTGCAGCTACATTTTCTTCTAACACTTTAAATCTCGGAACATCATCACTAGGAACTAATGGTTATAGTAGATTACCAAATGGACTTTTATTACAATGGGGAACTTCTAATGCGATTGGACAGGATTCTGCAGGATCAGTAACTTTTTCCGTTGCATTTTCTGCGGTTTATAGTGCTACTATTACTCCAATAGGAGGATTGAGTACTGGTTCAATGGGAACAGAAAGCATAGATTCTTTATCTACTACTGGATTTACTATTCAACATGGCGGCGACGGTACTAGAACTTTTTATTGGATGGCTATAGGAATATAAAATGTCAATTTTACAATGTGCTAATATATGGTTTGAATCTACTGCAAATAACAGAGTTCAGTATGGTGGTTCTAATAATTTTGCTCTTATTGCTGCTGGTTCAAACTCTTTTACAGTAAATACAACTGCAGTTGTTGTTTCCCCTGGTGGAACTACTGCTTTTACAATAAATTCGACTGCTTTAGTAGTTTCTCCTGGTGGAACTACTTTATTGACCGTCAATTCTTCTGGTTCCTTTGATACTGCTGGTAGTTTAAGATCTATACCAATTAACTCTAAAACTGCAACATATCAATTAGCTTCTTCTGATAATGGATTAACAGTTTCTACTAACTCAAGTATCACAGTTAATGGCGCTGTTTTAACGCCAAATCAAAGTTTTACAATTTATAATAATTCTTCGGCAAGCATAACAATTACACAAGGAACAGGAGCGACAATGTATCTTGCTGGAACGGCGAATACAGGAAATAGAACATTGTCACAGAGAGGATTGTCGACTATTCTTATGGTCGCTTCAAATGCATTTGTTATAAGTGGGTCAGGGTTATCTTAAAATGACAACTATATCAGCGACTATTGGAACTTATGGAAAAAGTATTATTCGCGACAGTTTAATATATTATCTAGATGCTTCTTTGTCGCAAAGTTATCCTGGAAGTGGAACTACGTGGTCAGATTTAAGCGGCGGAGGTTATAATGGAACTTTAGCCACTCCTACATTTGATTCCCCTTATTCTTTTTCGTTTAATGGAACAAGCGATAAAGTTACATCTAATATACCTTCTACCGCTATCACAAATGTTTCCATACAAGCATGGGCTAATGTTACAACATCTACTAAAGGTACTATTATTAAACTTGGTAATAATAGTGGCGGATATGCTATTGGTATAGGTAGTGGAAATTTTGAGACTGCCGGAAGTAATTTTCTTGGATTATATCCAGCTATAAGATGGATAGATCCTGCTCAAACGTTTACTACAGGATGGCACCTTTTTACAATGACTTTAAGCGCTGCTTCTGTATGTCAGCTATATTACGATGCAACATCCCTAACAACTCCAACTGGAGGTAATCCTAACGCTCCTACTACTTCGATTTCATTAGGGGAATGTACTGGTGATCTTGGGTCAGGTAGATATTTTTCTGGTAAAATTGCAGTTGCTCTTATGTATAGTAAAACTCTTTCGGCAACAGAAGTTACCCAAAATTATAATGCATTAAGAAGTAGGTTCGGAATATAAGCATTATAATTTAGATATTAAATATTTTTATAAATAAAAATAAAAACACAGAGAATCAAAAATGGTACCAACAAGTAGAGAAGAATTCACTGAGTATTGCCTAAGAAAATTAGGTAAACCAGTAATTGAAATTAACGTTGACGAGGATCAGGTTTCTGATCGTATCGATGAAGCTCTGCGTTATTATTGGGATTATCATTTTGATGGATCTGAAAAAACCTATTATAAAAAAATTATATCACAAGAAGATATCAATAACAAATATATAACGATGCCAGATAATATTATTGGTGTTGTTAATATTTTTGATCTAGGTTCCGCTTTAGGACTGAATAATTTATTTAATATTCGTTATCAGATCGCATTAAACGATCTTTATACTCTTACTTCGGTTTCTATGGTTCCATACTATATGGCAATGAATCATATTCAATTTCTTGAACAGATGCTTATTGGAAAAAAACCATTAAGATATAATCGTCATATGAATAAACTTTATATTGATATGGACTGGACACAAATTTCTACTGATAATTATTTGGTAGTTGAAGCATATCAAATCGTTGATCCGGAAATTTATGAAAAAGCATGGGCTGATCGTTGGTTAGCTAGATATGCTTCTTGCCTCATAAAACAGCAGTGGGGTCAAAATCTTAAAAAATTCGAAGGTATGAAAATGCCTGGTGGATTGACTTTCAATGGTCAAAAAATTTATGATGAGGCTACTGCTGAAAGATCAGAATTAGAACACGAGATGATTTACAGTTACAGTATTCCAGTAACAGATATGATTGGCTAGAAATACGTTTTACTAAATACTCTTATGTCAGTTCTCTGCAGGAGTATCTAAAATGGAAAAATATGGATTTGTTTATATCTGGTTTGACAGAAAACGTAAAATGTATTATATTGGATGTCATTGGGGTACAGAAACCGATGGATATATTTGTTCTTCGACAAGAATGAGAAACGCTTATAAAAGAAGACCTCACGATTTTAGAAGAAAAATAGTTTCTAAAATATATTCTTCTAGAGCAGACACCATCAACAAAGAATATGAATGGTTATCTTTAGTTACAGAAGAAGAATTGGGAACAAAATATTATAATCTGACTAAACATAAAAATGGTCACTGGACTACAGAAGAAGAGAGATTTAAATCTTTATCTGAGAAAATTTCCCAAAAAACTAAAGAAGCAATGTATCGCCCAGAAGTTCGTGAAAAATACCTAGCTGGTTTATCCAAAAGAGATAATGGGGCTTCTAGACCAGAAGTTCGAGCTAAGATGAGTGCTTCTAATAAAGGTAAGAATACAGGCAAAGATAATTCAAAAGCAGTAGCAATTTCTGCAGAATTGAGAAGGGGTATACCTTTATCAGAAGAACACAGATTAAAAATAAAAAAAACAACAATATTCAAAGAACTAAATAATAAAAAAATTAAATGTTTGTATTGTGATTTTGAAGGAAATGCAGGAAATATAGGAAGATACCATAATGAAAAATGCAAACAAAAACCTGCGTAAAAGGGTCTAATAGTGGCCACCAATTTCTTCTTCCAAAATTACCAAAACAGTCAAGAGCAATTGCTCCTTGAAAACTTGATCATAGAGTCAATAAAAATCTACGGTCAAGATATGTACTATGTTCCTCGTAAATTAAACAATTATGACGAAGTTTATGGTGCTGATGATTCGTCGAGTTACGAAGCAGCGTATCCAATAGAGATGTATATCAAATCAATTGATGGTTTTTCAGGTGATGGAGAATTCTTATCAAAATTTGGCGTAGAGATAAGAAATCAAGTTGTATTTTCTGTTGCTAGAAGAGTATTCACAGAAGAAGTTGAAGATTATACTACTCAAGTAAGACCAAACGAAGGCGATATTATCTGGTTTCCGTTAAATCAAAGAGCTTTTGTCATTCGTTATGTGAACAAATATGAAATGTTTTATCAACTTGGCGCTCTTCAGACTTGGGAAATGACTTGCGAAGTATTCGAATATTCTGGAGAAAAATTTAATACTGGTATTCCTGAAATTGATGCGCTTGAGAAAAAGAATAGTCAGAATATTCTTGATTGGACAATCATAGCTGATGCTGATAATATAATTAATATTGCTAATCTTCTTGATGAAAACGGAGATTATCTTATTTTAGAAAATTCTGCTATTGGTAATATTGTTGCTGATGACAGTATGGAAATTCAAAAAGAGTCTGATCAGTTTATCGACTTTTCGTCAATGGATCCGTTTTCAGAAGGAAACATCTAATGTTCGGTAAACCTTTTTATTTCAGTCTCATTAGAAAATATGTTATCCTTATGGGAACGTTATTGAATGATATTCGTATCACACGTACAGATACATCGGGTAATGTAACATCTTTAATAAAAGTTCCTATTACATATGCCGCTAAAGATAAAATGCTTGCTCGTGTTCTTCAGGATCCAGCATTAGATAAAACAAATGCTGTTCCTGCTATGCCTATGATCTCATTCGAAATGGGTAAGATGACATACGATGGATCAAGAAAACTTAATACAATTGGTAAAGTTTCTGTAAAAGATCCTGATAATATGAGTAAATTCAAATATCAATATAATCCTGTTCCATATAATATAGAATTTAAAGTTTATGTTTATGTAAAAAACGCCGAAGACGGAACAAAAATAATTGAACAAATACTTCCTTATTTTACGCCTGATTGGACAACAACAGTAAATCTTATACCAGAAGTTAATGTAACAATGGATATTCCTATTGTACTAAATAATATCAATCAATTTGATAAATATGATGGAGCTTATATCGAAAGAAGAGCCATTATTTGGGAATTAGATTTTACTTTAAAAGGGTATATTTACGGACCTATTAAAACTTCTGGCGTTATTAAGTTTATTAGAACTCAATTCTATATCCCAGCAGTTGCTGACGGAAAACTTGAGTATGCAAGAGGTGTTACTCCAATAGCAGAAAAAGTTACAATACAACCTGGATTAGATGCTAATGGAAATCCTATTAATTATTACGGACAACCAAATAATAGTTTAGGAACACTACCTTATACTGAAATTAATGCTGAAGATGATTACGGGTTTATTACCCAAGTTTATAACACTGAAGAGATTGAATGACAAATGAAAATGATCCGCTTGGTAAAGCACTTGGATTACCAGCGTTAGAAAATGAAAGACAGATAGAGAATTTAATCGCCAGGGCGCATGACAATAGCGCCAAAAACGATTTTGAAGCAGCAAGAGCCAATCTCTATGAAGCAATTCAAACTGGTCAAGAAGCAATGGATAAACTCCTTGAGATTGCTTCTCAGTCACAACATCCACGTGCATTTGAAGTATTAGCAAAACTCATAGATACAAACGTAGCCGCTAACGAAAAACTATTACAATTACAATCTAAAATTAGAGAAATTGATGCAGCTGATGCGCCAACTAATGAAAAAGCACAAACAATTAATAATAATTTATTTGTTGGATCGACTGCAGAGTTACAAAAAATTATAAAAAATATGAATAATAAAGATGAATGATAAATTATCAGGTTATAAGGGTAATGTAAACCTTAAAAAATCCAATCAAAATATTGAATGGTCTGAAGATCTTGTTTCAGAATATATGAAATGTGCGGAAGATCCCGTATATTTCACTGAAACATATATGAAAATTATTAGTATAAATGAAGG